GAACCTCCATCCCACCGAGGCGACGCTCGACTACGCATGGGACAGCCCGGGCGGGAACAGGGACGGCGCTCTCTCCCATTACGCGGGGCAGACCTCCGACACCGTGGTCACGCCGAGCGTAGCCTCCCAGACGATCACCGCGGTTCTGACATGGAGCGGCGCCGGATCGGGGGGAGCTAGTGGCGGTGGGGAAGGTAGCGAACCCATTGCCACGTTCTACGACGCTGCTACCGACACGGCCCTCTATCTCGATGTGGACCGGACGGCGGGTGAGGAGGCAACGGGCGAAGTCACCGGCGGCGGGATGCAGTATACCCGCTCCGTCACGACGAGCCCGGCCGATCCTGCGATCATCATCCGCGACTTCGATGTCAATGGCCTGCGCAAGAGCATCAACTTCGGCGCGGCCCGCACGGAGTGGCATGCTCCGGGCATGATCGGCCTCACCGGCGGGCACCATGGCCATGCGGTTGCGATGGACCCAGAGGACGCAGATCGCGTCGTCTGCGCCCAGTCCGTGGGCTCCAGGACCGTATTCGGAGACATGGCGGACTACAACGGGCTCTACCTGAGCACGGATGGCGCCACCACGTTCACCCCGACGCAGGTAGTCAGCCTCGTCGGGACGACGAATGCCAGCCCGAACCGGCACTCTCACCAGACGCTGGCCTATGCGCCGGGCGGAACGCCTTCGACGCGCACGTGGTATTTCATCGTCACGCGGGATGACAGCACCCACACAACGAACAACTGCGAGTTGTGGCGTTCCACGAATGGCGGGACGAGCTGGACGCGGCTTTGGGTCATAACCCTGTCCTCGAGCAACTTCGGAGACAAGGTCGCTGCGGCGGCCGTGACGCTCAACGGCACGCTCTGGCTTGGGACCGACACCGGTCTGTGGTATGCGAGCGACCCGACCAGCTTCGCGAACTTCACGAAGCACTCGTCAGTGCCGGCCGACGACGTGCGGTCCATCCGCACATTCGAGGACAGCAACGAGATATGGCTGACCTGCCGGAACAACGGCGTCTACCACGGCTTCGGAACCAGCATCAGCAAATGGACGGCATGCCCGAGCACTGACCCGTATTTCCTCGACGTGAGCCGGGCTAACCGATCGCGCGTGCTTGTGTTCGATCCTTATACCGCGTTCTACTACACGCACGACGCCGGCGCGACCTGGGGCACGACCTCTATGCATTCGCGCATCGGGTTCGGGAGCAGCTACGAAACCAGCGTGTCTCAGGACAACATGATGATACGATGGCACGAGAGCGATGCGGATGTGGTATGGCTGTCCGGCGCCCAGATGTCGATGCTCTCTACCAACGGCGGGCTCGATGCCTACCCGGATGCCGCCTACGACAGCACCATCGACGCCTACTGCCTCGACCAGCACCCGACTGATCCGCTTGTATACGCGCTTGGCTGCCAGGATGTTAAGGGGCTCTACACGTGGGACGGCTTTATGTCGAACACGCGCGGTCTCATCACGAGCAATGTCTACAACAACGAGGGATACCCCAAGCGCGGCGAGGGCGTGCTCAATCACCCTGGCATCTGGGGCAATGCGTTCGGCTATTTCGGGACATACGGCGGCGGCAAGGTGCACCCGTGCTGGCACATGACGGACGACAGCAGCATCCCGGGCCGGTATTCCTACCTCCACACGGCGCTGGCCGACATCTCGAACTACGCCAAGAGCCGCCACCACACGAGCAACCCGCTTATTGGCTATATGGGCAAGCAGCGGATCACGTTCACCGACACGGTGACGTATCCGAGCGTAACGGCTTCGACTGCGAGCCCATGGAACCTGATCACCGACAGCATCGCGACGCTGCCTTATCTTTTCCTGGACATGGTTACAGAGCAGCCGGACGTGATCTGGATGTCGCAATCGTCCAGCGTGATCGCCCGGTCGAGCAACCGTGGCGTGAGCGTGGATGCGACGGTTTCCGCCACGCAGTCAGACTGGTGGGCTATCGATGGGAACACCCAGTCCATCGGCGTGCCGCACGACGACAAGACCACGATCTATCTCTGTGGCCGGTCCGGGCTCAAGCGTGTGACCGGCATCGGCGGGACGCAGAGCGTCTCGACCATCCTCGACATCCGGGATTATCAGGGGCCGTCCAAGATCGCCGGGGCACCGTCCTGGTCCCCGACCTGGATCGGGGAATACGCGGTCACGTCGTTCTCGATCGACCCGTTCAATGAGCAGCACGGGATTGCCACCTTCATCAACGACGGCGGCGTCACCCTGCTCGAGACGTTCGACCTGCTCGACAGCGCGCCGACTTGGACGGCGCCGGCCACCACGGCAGGCGGGCGTTCCGTCGTGCCGCGCGTCAGCAGGCATGGGGAGTTCCTGCACCTGACTGGCGACTACGTGACGTGGGGCCTGCACGGCTTCCATGTGCTGCGCAGGCAGGCGGCGCACGACAGCATTCCAGGCATTCCGGCGAGCATCTTCGACCTTCAGAAGGCGTTCCTTGTGGCGGCAACCGCATGATCGGCATAGCGGAAACGAACGAGCGCCGCATCGACCTGGGCAGGATCCGCTTCACGGAGAAGCAGCAACTTCTGCGCTGGAAGGTGGCCAATCACAAGCACACGCTCGCGGTGGGGGGCAGCCGTAGCGGTAAGACCTTCACGCTATGCGCCGAGATCCTTGCCCGCGCCATGACCGCGCCGGGCTCGCGGCACCTGATCTACCGTCGCTACCGCGCCTCGGCCGTGGCCGCCATCGGCAAGGACACGCTGCCGAAGGTCGCACAGCTTATCGGCCTTGTGCCGCCGCACGCACGGGCTTCCGACCTGCTCACGTGGCATGATCAGGAAGCCTACTATTCGCTCTGGAACGGCTCCGAAATCTGGATCGGCGGCGTGGACGAGAGCAATATCGACCGCATTCTGGGCCGCGAATACGCCACCCTGTTCGGCAACGAGGCGTCCGAGTTCTCGTTCTCGACACGAGAGCAGGTGCTGACCCGCCTTGCGCAGAAGGTGGCAATGGAAGACGGCGGCGAGCTTCCCCTTCGGGAATACTGCGACCTGAACCCCACGACCACGGCCCATTGGACCTACGCCCTGTGGCTGCGTGGCGTCAATCCAGAGACGCGCGACCCGATCGACCGGGAGAACTACGCACACCAGTTCATCAACCCGACCGACAACATGGCGAACCTGCCCGCCGATGTGCTCGAAACGCTCAAGCACATGAGCGGCCGGGCCCGGCGCCGGTTCCTGCTCGGGCAATACACGGCCGAGGCAGAGAACGGCCTGTGGCGGAGTGCCATCATCGGCCGGGCCGAGGCCCCTGAAACCCTGGACCGCATCCTGGTGGCCATCGACCCCGCAGCCAGCACGGCGGCAGGCGCGGACGAGACTGGCGTTGTCGTGGTCGGAGAGGTCGGCGAGCCCGGGCACAAGCGCGTCTACGTGCTCGAGGACGCTAGCGGCAAATACAAGCCTCAGCAATGGGCAGCCGTGGCCATGCGCATGGCCTCTGTCTACGGGGCGGATGCGATAGTGGCCGAGGTCAACAACGGCGGTGACATGGTGGAGGCGGCCCTGCGCGCCGCGGGCTACGAGGGCCGCGTCCTCAACGTCCACGCGAGCAAGGGCAAGGTCATGCGGGCCGAACCGGTGGTCGCCCTCTATGAGCGGGGGCTGGTCTACCATACGCAGGAGTTCCCGCAGCTCGAGGAGCAGATGCTCTCGATCACGCTCGATTTTGACCGCCGGGCGCAAGGCTATTCTCCCGACCGAGTTGACGCGCTGGTCTGGGCCATAACGGCCTTGCGCGGCGCTGTCCAGAGCCAAGGGGGCAAGACGGCCGCAAAGCCGCGCATCGCACCGCGCCGAAAACGCTAGACAAACCCGCCACTGCGTGGTAGACTGGCGCCACGCCCAGAGATTGGAGACACCATGGCCGCCCTCTTTTCCAAGGTCAAACCCGAGAAGACCCCGCTCCCGACCGAGGACGATGCGGCCATGGCGCGCGAGGAAGAGCTGCGCCGGGCGCGCCGACTGCAACAGGCCCGGGCCGCGACCGTCCAGACCGAAACCGCCGTGCCCACGGCCGCGAAGAAGCTGACCGGATCGTGAGCGAACCCCTCGACCTCCTTCGGCAGTTCGACGCGCGGGCGTCCAATCGCGCGAATTGGGAGACGCTGTGGTCTCTTGTCGCGCGGATGGTCATCCCCCGGCTCGACGACATCCTGACCGAGCACATGCCCGGAACGGAGCGCAATCTGGATGTGGGCGACGCATTCCCGCAGCTCGCGCTCGGGCGTTTCGCCGCAGCGCTCGAGAGCGGGCTCGTGCCTCGGACCTCGCTCTGGCACAATGCCAGCACGGGCCACGAGGAGATGGACCTCGACATCCCGATTGCCAAATACCTGGAAGACGTGAGCAAGACGCTATGGCGCCTGCGCTACCGTCCGAGGTCCAATTTCTCCGGGCAGGTCAACGAATACTTCACCGGCCTCGGCGCGTTCGGCACCAGCGTGATGTATGTCGAGCCGGTCCCCAACGGGACCGGGGCTTACTACATGACCCTGCCACTGCGGGATTGCTACATCGCCACGAACCAGTTTCGCCAGATCGACAGCCTCTACCGTCGCGTCCGCATGACCGCGCGCCAGTGCGTCCAGAAGTTCGGCAAGGACGCGCCGAAGGACGCGCACGACGCGCTCCAGCAGGGCAAGCCGGACGAGAAGGTGGGGGTTTACCATTTCGTCGCGCCGCGCGTGGACTTCGAACCGGGCCGGCTTGACGACATAGGCATGCCGTTCACTGACTGGTATGTGACCCGGTGCGAGGGCGGGCAGTTCGTCCGCGAGAAATCGGGCTATCACGAATTTCCCTTCGCCGTGGCGCGCTACCAGACTGCGACCTACGAGGATTACGGGCGCTCGCCCGCCATCTTCGCCCTGCCTGACATCCGCATGCTGCAGGTTCTCAAGACCAGCATCATCGACCAGGTGGACCTCTCGCTGGACCCGCCCATCCTTACGGCCAATGACCGCGCGCTGTCCGAGTTCGCGATGACGCCGGGCACGATCCAGCCGGGAGGGATCGACGATAACGGCCGCCCGGCCGTGATGCCGGTCAATCTCGCCGGCCGCGTGGACATCGGTCTCGAGCTGCTGCAGGATGTGCGGACGCAGATTGATGACGGGTTCCTCGGTCTCTACTTCCGCACGCTGGTGGAAAACCCCAGCATGACGGCGACGCAGGCCATGTTGCTCGCGCAGCAGCAGGGCCAGCTAATGGCGCCAATGGTCGGGCGCCTCCAGACGGAATTCCTCGACCCGCTGCTCCGCCGCGAGGCAGGCATCGCCTTCCGGCAGGGGCTTCTGCCGGAGGTGCCCGGCAAGCTGGCCGAATACCTCAAGGCGCGGCGCGAGCCCCTGAGCATCGTCTACGACAGCCCCATGACCCGGGCCATTGAGAGCGAGGGGGCCGCGGCCCTGCTTCGCTCGTTCGAGGCGCTGGCACCGCTCGCGCAGCAGGATCCGAACGTGTTCCGGCGCATCGACATGAACGAGGCCGTCAAGATCATCCTCAAGGGCATGGGCGCCCCGGCATCCGCCATCAAGTCCGACGACGACATGGAGGTCGAGAAGGAACAGCAGGCCGCCATGGAAATGGCGCAGATGGCCCTGCAGGCAGCGCCGGTGGCCGCGCAGACCGCCAAGGATCTGGCGACCGCCCAGAACCAACTTCAGAGCAACCCACAGGTTTGAGGTATCAACGCATGCCGCTCGTATGGTATATCGCCTGGGTGATGTGGCTCTATGGCCCTCGCGCCAATGAGCCCATGAGGCAGGCAGTGTGACCCAACAGCATCGTGACTTGCGCCTAGATTGGCGCCGCTGCTTCATGCAGGATGGCAGCTTGACCCCGGAGGGCCGCGCGGCCCTCGCGGACATGGAGGCCTATTGTTACCAGATCAAGACGACGTTCGCTCTCGACAATGACGGCGCGGCGGACGCGCTTACCATGGCGATGCGCGAGGGGAGGCGTCAAGCCTTCCTCTACATGCGCCATCGCATTCTCGCACCTTTGGAGGAGTAACCCATGACCGAAGCAATGCTGACCGAAGCCGAGACGCCGGCGACTGCGACCGAAACGCCCGCCGCCTGGTACCCGGACGAATACAAGGGCCTCGTCGAGGCCAAGGGATGGGCGAGCCCGGCCGACGCGCTGTCGAGCTACCACAGCCTCGAGAAGATGCGCGGCGTTCCGGCCGAGCGGCTGGTGACGCTGCCCGAGGGGGCGACCGGCGACGAGGCCCTCAAGGCGGTGGCGCAGGCGCGCGGGCTCCTGCCCGAGGCCGCCGACAAATACACGAACAAGCTCGGCGAGGGCATGGCGGATGGCTTCTATTCGGCCGCGGCCGAGAAGGCGCTCGCTCTCGGGCTGACCGATGCGCAGTTCGGCGGCATGCAGGAAATGCTCGTCGGCACCGTGGCTCAGGTCAAGCAGGCGGAGGCCGCACGCGTTGACGCCGCGTTCGAGACCTGGAGCAGCGCGCACCCGGACGCGGTGACGCAGGTCAAGGCCATGCTCACGTCGGTTCAGGCGGATGAGGCATCGGTTGCCGCGGCGCTCTCGGGCGACAAGGCGGCGCTGTTCGATCTCCTCGGCAAGGTGGCGGCGCGCGGCGCGGAGCGTGGTCTGGTGGCCAGCGATGCGACGGACACATCCCTCAGCAGCGCCAAGGCGGAAATCGCCCGTCTCCGGGCCGATCGGGATTTCATCGCACAGCAGACCTCGAGCAATGCGCAGGTCAAGCGCGCGGCCGACGAGCGGCTCGAAAAGCTCTACAAGATGGCGTATCCCGAAAGGTGAAAGGGGCGCATTAGCGCCCCTCAACCTGCTCGATATAGCCCACCTCGCGGCCGAAAAAAGACGCCTTTCCGTCATCATGCAAGAGGTAGAACATGAGACCGATAGCCGTCCACAGGCCGAGATTGAAACCGATCGTAAAGCCGTTCATTCTTCGTCCTCCGACTTGGCCGCTATCCACAGCCCATAGGCCCAGAGCAGAACGGCCGTGGTGAAGATGGCGCCGGTCATTCCCCGCCCTCCTCATAGGAGAAGTGCTCGTTGATGGCGGCGAGCATGGTAAGGTCCACAATGCCATCTAACACAATGCGTATGTGCCCGTTATCATCGGTATACGCCTTGGACGAATAGCACGTCTCGCCCAACACGCCATACTCTGGGGCCAGGAAGAGCCAGTCAAGATCCCCCGCCGTGATCATTCCCCGCATCCCTTCATCCGCGTTTCCGCTGCGATCTTGACCGCCTTGGCTTCGGCCAGATCGCCCTTGGCGTTGCCGCCCATCATGCGCCCGACCGGAAGGCCGAGGGCCAGCACGCCGATGGTGTCGGCCGCCGCGGCCCCGTTCTGCCGGTCCGAGAGACTGTCGACATCCGCCCGGGCCTGCGCCAGCGTCTCGGCCGCTTTCTGGCAGGAGAGCGCCTGATAGGTGTTCGCCGGGATGGCGGCCGAGGGCTCGACCATGCCGGCGGTGGGGGAGCAAGCCGCGGCCCCGAGGGCAGCGAGCATTGCGAGAGTGGTTGCAAGTTTCATGGTATCCTCCTTTACTTCCCCTCCTTCATACTGAAAACCGCGCCGCCCGTCAACGAAAATTCGTCCTTGACTGAATGGCATTTCATGTGTATGCTATCCGCACTGGACAAGTCATGGAACCCCAGTGACCGCCTGAGAGCAGGCACGCGCGGCCCGATGGCCGAAGGATAGCCCCCGCAAGGACAAGGCTGGCCGAGCATCGCCACATATGCAACGGACAGCCGGAGGATTTCCATGTCCATCAATCTCCCGCAGCACGCAATCGTCAAATACGCCGACGACGTGCGCTCTCTGCTCCAGTATCAGGGCTCCAAGTTCCGCCCCTACGTGACCGAGGCCATGTACAAGGGCAAGGCCGCTTCGCCCGTCGATCAGTATGGCGCGATCCTCATGGAGGAAATCACGCAGCAGTTCGAGGAAGCGACCCGGACTGACTTCTCGGTTGACCGCCGGTGGGTCTATCCCCGCAACTTCTCGTCCAACCCGATGGCCGACACCTTCGACATCATGACCCTCGGCCGCGTGCCTGACTACCTCGCGCCCAATGCCGTGGTTGGCGCAAAGCGCAAGATCGACGAAATTCTCGCCGCTGCGTTTTTCGCCGATGCGAAGACCGGCGTCGAGGGCGGCTCGACCGAGGCTTTCGACACGACCAACTTCCGGGTGGACGCCGCTGTCGGCGCGACCGCAGACACCACGCTCAACGCCGAGAAGGTCTTCATGGGCCTCCAGCTCATGCAGGACGCCGAGGTCGACACGGAAATGGAGGATGTGACGCTCGCGATCACGCCGCTCCAGAACCGCAAGTTTCTGGCCGACAGCCGCGTGAGCAACTCGGACTTCATGAAGTTCGGCGGCGTGATCGTCAACGGTCGCGTGACCAACTTCGCGGGCGTCAACGTGATCGTCTCGACCCTGACCCCGGAGAATTCGAGTTACACGCTCTGCCCGCTTTGGGTCAAGTCCGGCATGCACCTCGGCGTCTGGAATGACATCCAGGTCAACCCGAGCCCGCGGCCCGACATCAAGGGCACGCCGATGCAGTTCGAAACCATCATGTCGATGGGCGCCACCCGCCTCGAGCAGGGTCGTGTCGTCCAGATCGAATGCACGAAGTCCTGAGGAGACTGACCGAAAATGGCTGACGTCAACGCAACCGAGATCGCAAATCTCCTCACCCTCCCCCGCGGCACGACCGGCCCGGGGTATGATGGCAAGCTGCGCTCGACCGTCGGGACTCTCGAGGTCTCGACCTCGGTCGATGCGACGCACCAACTTCGCTTCGCCCTCGTGCCGACCAACGCAGTGCCCCGCGCGCTGCGCGTCTACTCGGACAGCGCGATCACGTCGGGCGCCATCGACATCGGCGTGTATCTCTACGACGAGATCGACGGCACCTTCACCGTGGCCGATGCGGATCTGTTCGCCTCCGCCCTCGCGGTTGGCAGCGGCCTGACCGGCGCCAATCAGATGCGCGAGAGCGGCGTGATCGACATCTCCGAGGTCGGCCTGCCCCTCTGGCAGCTTGCCGGCGCCACGGCTGACCCGGGCGGGCTCTATGCCATCGTCGGCACCGTGACCACGGACATGGGCGCGGCCGGCACCATCTCGGTCGAATTCGACTACGTGGTGTAACGATGGCGGACCGCTATCTGGGCATCAATCTGGGGGCTGACGGCGGCACGATCGCCGTTGGCTCCTCCACCACTTCGAAGGATGTGGAAATCGTCTACGACGCAGCCGTCGTGGACATCCAATCCCCCACCGGCCGACAGCAGATCGCACTGGCCCTCGAGCTTCTCGAAGACTACATCCGTCTTGGCCACGGGCTCTGAGCCATGGCGTCCGAAACGGACATTGCAAATGCGGCGCTCTCCAAACTCGGGGAGCGCCGTATCACGTCGCTTGCCGACGACAGCAAGCCTGCCCGGGCCATGGCCGAGCGGTATGAGCGCCTGCGCGACCTCGAGCTTTCGACCAACTCGTGGCGTTTCGCCTGCGTGCGCACCAGTCTGCCCGCGCTTTTGGCCGCGCCCGCGTGGGGCTTCTCGGTTGCATACCAGCGCCCGGCCGACGATCTGAAACCCCTGCTTGTGGGGGGCTCGATCTATGCCACGTTCTCCAATCCCTCGATCTACAGCGTCTGGGCCACGCGCGCGCCGGACGAAATGCTCTATGAGATCGTCGGGGACGAGATCCACACGGATCTTGGCGCCCCCCTGCAATATGAATACGTGAAGCGTGAGCCCGACACTTCCAAGTTCTCGCCGATGTTCGTCGAGGCGCTGGCCTGCCGGCTGGCCATGGACGCCTGCGAGGAGCTGACGCAATCCTCGTCAAAGATCCAGGCCGCCGCGGCCATGTATCAGGACGCAATTGACGCAGCCGTGAAGGGCAACGCCCTGTGGAGCCCGCCCAAGCCGAAGCCCATGGGCCGCCTGCGCCGGAGCCGGTTCGGATGGTAAGTGCATCTCCCGCCCTTGCGGCGCTCAACGCGGGCGTCTGGTCGCCCGACATCGAGGGCCGTATCGACATTGAGGGCTACGCGGCTTCGTGCTCGGAAATGGTCAACTTCCTCTGCACCGTGCAGGGGCCGGTGAAGCGGCGCGGCGGCACGCAGTTCGTGAACGAGGTCGAGGACAGCGCGAACCGATCGTGGCTTGTCCCTTTCGTCCGCAACCGCGAGACGGCCTATGTCGTGGAATTTGCCGACAACGTGTGCCGGTTCTACGTCGACCGGGCCGTGGTGACGAGCGGCGGTTCGCCCTATGAGATCGCCAGCCCATATGCCGCTAGCGACCTTGTGGACGCGGACGGGCATTTCATGCTGTCCGTGGTGCAGGACCTCGACAACCTCTACATCGCGCATCGCTCTGGCGAGTTCCCGCTTTACGTGCTGGCCCGGACCTCCAGCACGTCCTGGTCTTTCAGCCCCGTGACGCTATACGGAGGACCGTGGGGCGACTACAACACGGACTCAGCCAAGACCATCTACGCCTCGGGCACCGCCGGGTCCGTGACCCTTACCGCGGGCGTTGCGACCTTCTCTGCCTCGGATGTCGGGCGCCGCCTGTGGCTCGAGTTGGACAGCGACGAGACCTCTGCGTGGCAGGCCGACACGGGCGTGAACACTAACGACATCCGGCGCGCGGGCAAGCGATACTACCAGTCGCAGGAGACGGACACCACCGGCACGACCGAGCCGACACACACTCATGGGACGCAGCATGACGGGGGGGTGATCTGGCGTTTCTGGGCGACCAGCTACGCCATATTCGAGATCACCGGGTACACCAACTCCACGACCGTCACGGCGGATGTGAAGCGTGGCGACCTGTGGCGCAGTAGCCGCGTTCCTCCAGGCCTTACATCCTCTTCGACCGCATCCGACCGGTGGCGCTGGGGCGCATGGGACGAGATCAGCGGGTATCCGACCGTGCTTTCCTTCTTCCGGCAGCGCCTTGTGGCCGCCATGGGCTCGCGCCTGGACTTCTCATGGGTGGGCGACCCGACCGTGTTTTCCCCGTTCGACTTCGGGGAGACGACGGACGAAGTTGCCTTCAACATCGCCCTGCAGAGCCGGGAGACCGATGACATCGTTGGCCTTACCGAGGGCGCGTCCCTGCTAGTCCATACCGAAGGCGGCGAGATTACGGTGGGTGTCCAGACGGACAGCGAACCGTTTTCGACCACGAACAAGACCTATTCGACCGGCACGAACTATGGCGCCGAGCCTGTTACGCCGACCCGCGCGGGCACGTCCGCGCTCTTTGTGGAGGCGGGCGGCCGGTCCCTGCGCGCTGCCGAATACAGCGTAGAGAGCGACGGGCTTGTGGCGGCGGATGTCACCCTGCGCGCCTCGCATCTGACCGAAATGTCGCAACTTCTCGGCATCGCCCTTCAGCGCCGGCCGCAGCCATTCCTCTGGGCGCGGATCGGCGACGGGCTCGCGGCTCTGACCTATGACCAGACGAGCAACGCGCGGGGCTGGTCCACGGCTCAGATCGCTGGGGCGGATGCGGTCGAGAGTATCGCCATTGTCCCCGGGCCATCGCAAGTTGACGATGACGTGTATCTCATCGTGCGGCGCACGATCGACGGCAACACCGTGCGGTATATTGAAGTCGTGACGCCGCCTTGGGCGCCGGCCGACGCGCAGGAAGACGCGACGTATTTCGACAGCCATCTCGTCTACGATGGCGCGGCGGCCACGACCATTTCCGGCCTTGACCATCTGGAAGGCGAGGAGGTCCACATCCTCGCGAATGGCGCCTACCACCCGCCCCGCACCGTAAGCGGGGGCGAGATCACGCTCGACCGGTCCACGACCAAGGCGTGCATTGGGCTACAGGCGCCCGCGTGGTTCATCACCGCGCGGATGGAGGCTGGTGCCCGCGATGGCACGGCGCAGGGCAAGACCAAGCGGATACCCGATGTCATGGCCCGCGTGCGCAACACGCGCGGCGGCTACATGGGCCCGGACCTGCAAACGCTCGACCCGGTGCCGGATCTGAACTGGCGCGATCCCGCCACGCCAATGGGTGACCCGGACCCGCTCTATTCTGGCGATGCGCTGCTGCCATGGCCGGGCGGCTACGAGACAGACGGAAGGATGGCGTTCTATGTCGATGGTGGCTTCCCCGCAACCGTGGTGGCTCTTTTCCCGCAAGTCTCTACATCCGAAGCGCGGTAGCGTGCGGGTCACGCCGCTGCCCCGCAGTGACGATGTGTGGCGGGCCCTGCAGGCGCTCCCCGCGATCCCCGAGGACACAGGCACATGCCTGGGCGACGCGCCGGTCGATCTTTATGGCCATGCGTGGGCCATGCTGGTGGATGGGGCCCCAATCGCGGTCGGCGGTATCGAGCCTGACGAGGGAGACGCGGCCGAGGCGTGGCTTGTGCCCGGTGCCGATCTGCGCCCCTACGCCGCCGACCTTATCCGGTCCGTGCGGGTGGCGCTCTCCCGAGCGCCATACCGGCGCATCACCGCGCATGTCATGACCGATGGTTTCGCGCGCGGGCATCGGTTCGCCCTATCACTCGGGTTTTCTCTTGTCAACCCACGGGTTCCGTGCTATCATCCGTCCGGGGCCGACATGTCCCTTTACGTCTTGAAGAAGGATTGACCCCTTGGCATTCGTTGCCCCCCTGATCGGATCGCTTGGGAGCGCGCTCGGCGGCGGAACCGCGGCCGCCGCAGGCGCCGGCGCGGGGGCCGCGAGCGGCATACTCGGGACCGGCATCTCTGCCGGCACGGCCCTCTCCGCAGGCAGCGCGCTCCTCTCCGGGGTCGCAGCTTCCCAACAGGCCAAGAACCAAGCCGACCTCATGAAGGACGCGGCGCAGCAAAACCTCCGCGCCGCTGCGATCGAGGCCGCAAAGACGCGCCGCAAGAACCGCCAGATGGCCGCGCGCGAGCGCGCGGGCGCCGTCGAGAGCGGCACCTTCTCCGGCACCACGCTCGACATCCTGGACGATAACGCCGTCACCCGCGAGATGGACGCGCTCACCATGGAATACAACGGCCGCACGCGCAACGCGGCGGCCCAGGCCGAGGCCGGCTCCATGCGTGTGCAGTCGCCGCTCTATCTGGCCGGGGGGCTCATGACCGGCGCGGGCCGTCTGATCGACCCGTTCAATTTCCAGTGAGGGCTTGATGGCGCCACGTCTCGAAATCGCGCAGCCCGAAGTCGCACTCGGCGCAACGCCTGTCGTCAACATCCAGACCGGCGGCACGGCCGCGCTGGCCGCGGGCATGCAGTCTCTCGCCGACCCACTCCAGCGGCGAGAGCAGAACCGCACGGCATCGGATGCGATGAAGGCCGAGGCGGAGATACGCGCCGGCTGGGCGCAACACCAGATCGACCTCGAGAACAACATGGCTGCGGACGGGTCCGGCTATGCGGACAGCTACGAGGCCGAGTGGGAGAAATACACCACCAGCGCACTCGCGGGCTACTCGCCAGAGGTCCAGAACCGCGTTCGCGATCGGCTCTACGTGACCGGTCAGGAAGGCGCCGCCAAGGCCAGAGCGACGCAGGCCGCGCAGTCCGCCGTCTATCAGGCGGACAGCGTGAACGATGCCGTGCGGCAAAATGGCAACGTGCTCCTCGGTGACCCGTCGCAGTTCGCGGAAATCCACGCGAGCGTGATCGAGGGCCTGAACGAGCTGGACCTCCCGCCCGACAAGAAGATTGAATTCGAGAACAAGGCCACCGAGCAGCTAGCCAAATCCGCCGTTGAGGGCGCGATTGCCGCCGACCCCGAGGCCGCGCAGAAGGCCATCGACAGCGGAGAGTGGGACGCCTACCTCGACCCGAACGTCAAGGCCGTGCTTCAGACGCAGGCCAAGACCGCGGCCGAGGCGAAAATCGTCGAGCGCAAGGGCTCGGCCATTGCGAAGCGAATGGAGCCGACCGCCCCCGCCGGCGGCGCCAAGGGCATCATCAAGCGCGAGGAGGGCGCCTATCAGGAGCGCCCGTTCTGGGACCGGAACCATTTCCGCGGCGGCTATTCGTCCGACACATGGACCCCCGTGGCCGGCGCCACCATGCCCCGCGACGCCCGGACCACGGACGGCCGGGCGGTCCCTGCCGGGACCGTCATGGACGGGCGGACTTCTGTCGTCGTGCGCAAGGGCGATACCATTTCCGTCGCGGATGCCGAGAACGATCTGGACAAACGGATCGCGGACGCGAACCGCGCCGCCGTCGGCATGTGGGGCGGGGCCTATGCCGCGCTGCCGCAGCAGGCCAAGGACGCCATCCTCTCGGTGCTCTACAACTATGGGACCGGCAACGACGGGGTGAACGCCTCGCTCGGCAATGCGATGGCGACCGGCGACCTGAACGCGCTTGCATCCGTGGTGGAAGGGTTGAGCGCCAATCCGGCGCGGCGCAAGCGCGAGGCGGAAATGATCCGCACCGCCGACCCCGATGCGGTGATGAATTCCGAACTGGCCGATGTGGAAGACCCCGACCTGCGGGACCGCATTCGTCGGCAGGCCGCCCTGGATTACGCCCTTGGCGCCGATGCGCGGGCGCAGCAGCAGGCCGCGCTCGAGTTCGACCGGCAACAGCGCGTGGCCGATCTGGACATCGGCCTGTCTCGCGGGCAGGTGACATATGACGACCTGACCGAGGCCCGCGACACGGGCGACATCTCGCCGTCCGAATGGGCCTCGCGGGTCAATCAACTGGACCAGCTTGTGGCGGGGAAGACTGAAGACGCCCGGGCCCTGAACAGCGCCGTGGCGCGCATCGCGGCCGGGGACGAGTTCACGCCCGGCAACGCCGATGACATGAAAGGCGTGGATGCGGTCTACGCCGCGAGCGACCGTTCGCTCGCCAGTGGCGTGCTTCTCACGGAACAGACTGGCATCGCCCCGAGCACGTTCGTCAAGCAGCTCGACGCCGGGATGGCGCAGGGCGACGCAGAGGCATTCGCTGCCGCCGCGCAGCTCTACCTGCACAAGCCGAATGCCTTCTATGGGAACAAGGACGCCGAGGCCCTGCAGAAGCAGGTGAGCGAGTTCAACGCCCTGCTTGGACTGGGCCGCTACACCGCGGAGGAAGCCGCCGCGCGCGTGGCGCGGGTGGGGGTTTCCGCTGAGACGCGGGCGGCCGAAGACAAGATCATCGCCGCCGAGCTGAAGGACGCCGAGGTTTCCGCGGCCACGATCGCCAAGACCTTCGCATCTGGGCTCCCGATCATCGGGCGCGGCACGCCCGAGATTTCTTCGGAGAGCGGGGCGCAGCTCGAGGTGGATTACCGGGCCGCCTACCGGCAGGCGCGCATCGACGGATACCCTCCGAAGGAGGCTGACCGGATTGCGACTGAGCGGCTCAAGGAGAATTGGGACGTGTCCGAAATGGCGGGCGGCCGGCTGGTCAAATACCCGGCCGAACGTTACTCGACGCGCCCGCAGGACATCCCACAGCAGGTGCTGGAAGGGCTGCCAGAGGGCTCGTCCGCGCCCACTCTTATCCCCAACTATCTGACCGAGAGCGACGTCAAGGCGGGGCGCCCGCCGCGATACCAAGTCTTTTACACGGATCCGGCCGGCACGTTGCAGCGCGACCCGCGCATGTTCACGTCCGATGCGACTTCCATATCGCCCGAGGCCCGCGCTCAGTTCGGCATGAGCGATGCGGAGCTGCGCCGCGCCTATGTCTCGCGCGGCCTGCGGCCGCCCGCCAGCCGGGAGAAGCGCCTTGCGGGCTTCCAGCAGATGAAGCTGTTCGAGGACGAGACCGGCCAGACCTACGGGCCGGATACCAAGGCGGCCTATGACGAGTGGCTCGCAAATCGAGGAGGCGAGTGATGCCGTTCACCTACGATCGAGCGCCCGCGCTCGGGCCGCTTAACCTCCCGGCCCCGGCGGCGAAGAGGGACGCCCCGTCCTTCTTCGCCGACACCGTGCCCGCGGCGTTCCGGCAGGAAAACCTTGTCACGAACATGCTGCTCGACGATCTGCGCGAGGCGGGCCCATCGTCGCCCATGTCGAGCGAGGAAGTGCTCGCCGGGATAGAGGGCACGAAATACGCCGGCTTCCTGGATGAGTTCGACGACGTGGTGACGACGCGCGAGTTCGATCGGCGCAAGCGGCTGATCGACCGGGAGCTTGCGGACCGGCAGACGCTGGCGGACAGCGGCGTGTCGGGCTTTCTCGCATCCATGGGCGCGGGCGTCCTCGACGCGCCGTCGCTGATACCCGGCGCGGCCGCAGTGCGCGGCGGGAGCGTGCTGGCCAGCGCGAGCCGCGTGGCCCTCGCATCCGGGATAGAAGCCGCGGGCACTGAGGCCGCTCTGCAAGGGATGCAGCAGACCCGCACCGCCGCGGAGAGCGCCGTTGCGATTGGCGGCTCCGTGGTGCTCGGCGGTATCCTCGGGGCCGGTGCTGCGGTTGCTCTAGGCCGCACCGAGGCGGGCCGGGCGGTATTTGCCGCGGCCGCGCGCGAGATCGACAACAACGTGCGGATCGTCTCTGACATTGAGGCCGGGCGCATCGTGCCCGAGGCCAAGTCGGGCGGCGCAGCGGCCGTAGCCCCAGCGGCGAACGAGAACTTCCTCCTGCCCACGAAGTCGGCGCAGGCGCTTCTCGACTACACCCCCGCGGGGCTGTCCTTCAATGCCCGAATGGGCAAGTCCCAGAGCGCAGCGGCCAAGCGCGTCGGCAACCAGCTTCTCGGGAACGAATACGCCTGGGCCGATATCGAGAACGTGAACACGGGCGCGAGCGTCGAGTATCGCGTCAAGACGCAGGTCGATAGCGCCATTGGGCGGCTCGTCACCGATCTGGACCGGGCCAAGAAGGAAGCCGGCATGACACGCAAGGAGTTCGCCGAGCGTGTCGGCCGGGCAATGGACAACGGCGACCTGGACGAAAACCCCATCGTCATCCGGATGGCGCAGGACATCCGGCGCAACATCGTCGAGCCCGAGACGCAGCGGCTCATCCGCGCCGGCATGCTGGACGAGCAGACTGTGGCGCTCGGGCCGCTCAATGCCAAGAGCTATTTTCCGCAGGTGTGGATCGCGGATGCGATCGACGCCAATACACCGGAATTCATGCGGCGCATGAAAGCCTTCCTCCGCAAGCAGCCCGAGGCCATGAAGGGCGCGGACGAGGCGGACATCGACCAGATTGCGCAGGAGATTACCTACAAGCTGACGAACCAGCAACACCAGGACGACCCTTTCAATGTCGTGATTGGGGAGCGGGGGCCATTCAAGGAACGTACCCTGCACGTCAATCCGGACGACTTCCGGGAGTTTCTGGACAAGGACGCCGAGCACGTGCTCGAGCGCTGGCTGCGCACCACGACGGCGGACCGGGAGCTACAGGAGACGTTCGGCGATCGCAAGATGTTGAACGTCATCAAGGAAGTGCGCGACGAATACGACGCCCTCAAGGCTGCGGAGGGCACGACCGAGGCTGCGCGCAAGAAGCTCAACAAGGAACGCGACGCCGTGATTGGCGCCATTGAGGCGGCGCGCGACATCATGCGCGGCAACTACATGGCGGAGGCCAAGCAGTCCAAGCTCTATCGCGCAGCGGCCGTGGCCAAATCCGTGAATGTCGCAACCATGCTCGGCGGGATGACGATCTCCGCATTCACGGACGCGGCCAAGCACATCATGACGGATGGCCTGGGCGCCGCCTTCTCCGAGGCCCTCCCGGCGCTCATGAAGGATCTACGGGCGGTCTCGCTCTCGAGCGCCGTGCGCAAGCGACTGGCCGCCGAGGCGGGTATCTACGAAAAGGTGCTGGCCAGCCGGTTCACGGAAATGGCCGACGTGATGAACCCGAATGCGCGCCGGTCCCCGTTCGAAAGCTTCGTGGACAACATGACCAAGGCGACCACGCGCTTGTCTGGCGTGGGCCTCTGGAACCAGTGGCACAAGCAGGCAGTCATCGGCGTGACGATGAACAAGCTCGGCCGCATGGCGAAGAAGGCCGATCTGTCCGAGATCGACGCGACCTTCCTGCGCCGGAACAACATCAATACCGCCACGTGGAACAAGTTTGCAGACCACCTCAAGGCGCATGGCGAAATGGTGGACGGCCAGCTTGACCCGCATCTTGAAGCGTGGCCAATGGACCTGAAAGCCGAGTTCACCGCCATGCTGCGGAAAGAGGCCGACACTCAGATCACGACGCCTGGCATCGGGGACAAGATCCCGAGCGTCGAGCGGAACCCGAGCTTGTCGCTCGCGACGCAGTTCAAGAGCTTCGCCCTGTCCGCCTGGAACAAGACCACGCTCGTCGGCCTGCAGGGCGACCAGAAAGCCTTCATGCAGGCGTCCATCTTCGCCACGGCATTCGGGATGTTCGTCTACTACCTCAAGTCCCTGGAAAGCCCGAAGGGGGCCTCCGACAACCCCGGCACCTGGATCGCCGAGGGGCTGGACCGGTCCGGCATGATCCCGATGATTTTCGAGATCAACAACATGGCGGAGCGGCTCGGCATCCCCGGCATATACGCCGCACTCGGCACGCTCGGCGGCGACACGGCGCAGACCGCTTCGCGCTACCAGATGCGGTCCCCGCTTGGCGCGGCCTTCGGCCCATCCGCATCCCTGCTCGAGAACATGTTCACCCTCGGCACGCTGCCAATGCGTTACGGGAACGCCGTAGCGGAGGGCAAGGATTTCAACCCCAACTCCACCCTGCGAGCGGGCCGCAACCTGATCCCGGGCGGGCGTCTGCCCGGAGTGCGCGGCGCGCTCGACCTCTACATCATGCCTGAACTTCTCGACGAACCGACCTACTAGGGAACCGACATGTCCATCACAACCACCAGCAACCGGTCCGCGCACGCAGGCGATGGCAGCACGGTTACCTTTGCCCACAGCAAGCGCTTTCTTGCGGCGGCCGACCTCAAGGTCTACGTCGTCACGGGGGGCGTGCCGGACCTCAAGGCCCTGACGACGGACTACAGCGTCGCGGGAGTGGGCGATGACGCGGGCGGGTCCATCACATTCACGACGGCCCCCGCGTCTGGAGCGTCTGTCATCATCCTGACCGACCCGGCAAACACGCAGCTCACGGAATACACCGACACCGACCCGTTCCCCGCCGAGAGCACCGAAGACGCGCTCGACAAGCTGACGCTCGAGGTGCAGGCGCTGCGCGAAATCGCGGGCCGGTCTGTCACCTCCGACGTGGACGGCTCCGGGTACGCCCTGCCGGCCCCCGCTGCAGGCATGGCGCTCGGCTGGAACGATGATGCGGACGCGCTGACGAACGTCCTGTTGGGAAGTGAGGACACGCCATTCCCCTCGCCGGCCGCATACAATTTCCTCGCATGGGATGCAGCGGCGGCGGAGATTGCGAATGCTCGCACGGCCATGACCGCGACCAGCATCGCGACGCTCGTGGCCATCCTGAACGCCGGGCACGTTGCTCGGCTGGACCCGTCGCAGACCTACACCTTCTCCGCGGCGATCACGATCCCGGACGGGGCCGTCATCGTCGGGAGCGCGCCGGTCACCTACACCGGGTCCGAGACGGCCACCTATATCACGATCGGCGACAACGTGGTGTGGGAGGATCTGGATCTCACGGCGCCGGGGGCGGTCGGGGCCTCGGGGAGCGCGCACATCCTGATCGGTTCCGGATATCGCGGGCGGCGCATCCGCGCGCGTGCGACGACGGGAACCAGCACCGGGGCGCTTCTCTTCGCAGATGCTGATTTCCGGGTGGACGAGTTCGATACCGAGGGTTACGGCAGGCCGATAATCCTTCAAGACATCACCGGGGCGGAGGCCGCGCGCAGCGGCGCCTACATCGGTTATTTCCGGGTCCGGGATCACATCCGGGCCTTCCGCTCGATCAACTACAGCGATTGGGTCATCGGCTTCGCGGACATCGCGGACACCCATCCGAGCGCCGTCCTCGGCACAGCCGGGCAGAACCCCTTCCTGATCACCGGCGGATCGCGTTGGCACATCTGTGGAGGACGTATCGCTGGCGCCCCCGAGCACGCCATCCGCGTCGCGGGGGACGCTGGCGCGGCTCCAGCGGACTGGTCCATTTCCAATGTGACCTTCGTGGATACGTATCTTAGCGCGATCAAGATCAACGCCGATCTCTATGTGAACAGCGGGCGCATCTCGAACATCCTGTGCGTGAATTCCCGCGCCTCGGCGCCCGGAAACAACGGCGCCGTCCTGCGCCTGTCGCACTGCAAGGACATCGTGGTGGACGGGGTGACCGTGATCCTCGGTTCCGGCGGCACCTACACCTTCTACGATCTTTTGCGTGTGAACGACGTGGATGGCATCACGGTCCGCAACGTCAAGGCGGAAGGTCTCTATGGTCGCGTCATGACCTACGACGCGGATCAGGACATCGCGGACGGGCTCGGAGGCGGTCCGTGCAAGAACATCCTGCTGTCGGACATCAACGTGGATCTCACGGTGTCCAACCACTCCGAGGCGCTTGCGACCGTAAGCACGACGGCCGGGGAGACGTTCGGGAATTTCCTATGGATCGGCGGAACCGTCGTGCTCCCGCCCAGCGGCGGCATCTACACCCGAGCGGGAACCGGCGGCCTCGAGGCCAGCACGGAGCGCGCCATCCGCTGCGTGCACTTCGTGTCTACCGGCGCGACGCCGACGTTTTCCGGGGCTGACGTCGGGGAGTTTTCCGTCAGCTTGGACGTGAACGGGGTGCACTATGCCGGCCGGTCCGGGGACGCCAATCTGGCCGGCAAGGGTCAGTTCGTCGTCGGGGCCTCCGAGGGGTTTTCGGCGCTGGATGTTAGCAGCAACCCTGCGGGGCTGTTCGTCACCGCTCCGAATGCAACTAGCGGGTCTGGCGCGCAGGGGCCCGCTCTGGTGTTCTCCCGCGTCGGGTCAAGTCGGAGGGGCGCCGCGATTGTGGCCACTCAGGCAACCGCGTCCGGAGAGCAGATGCGACTGGATTTTTATGCAGGATCTAGCGCCACGGCGACTGATGCTCTCATCCAGGCCATGTGGCTCAACTACAATGGCGTGATGAACCTTGTGCCTGCCACCAGCGAAATCCGTATCGCCGGTACGAAGGTTCTTGATGCGCAGCAGGCGGCCATTGCGGATCTTGCCGGAGGCGCGACATTGGCGGATGTCATTGCGAAGATGAACGCGGTTCTTGCCATGCTCAGAAACATGGGGATCATTGCGACATGACCGACGAAGAAGAACACAGGCTGTTTCGGAGCCTCGGCGAGATCGAGGCCAAGATAGACGCGCTACTCGTCGCGCAGGGGCGTGTGACCGCGCTAGAGGAGAAGGTGGCCCGTCACGGGCAAACGCTCCATGCCGGGGGCGCCCTGCTCACCATGGCCGTGATCTTCAAGGACGCCATCCTGCAGCGGCTGGGATTTTAGGGAAATACCGGTTGACATGGCCCTCCTGAAAGCGCAACATGAGTTAAGAAAAGGAGGCCATCATGACACACCACATCCCTAATCTCTCGGAGAACGCCGCCACGGCCGAACAGGAAGCCCGCCGGCTTCTTGCCTCGGCTACCGCATGCCTCAAGACGAACATGATCGGCCAGCCCGAGGAGGTCCGCATCATGACGCGGCGCCTCCTCCTCTCGGCGCTCGCCATGACTGACCCGGAATACAGGGAGATTGTCGCCGCCCTGCGCGATAGCGAATTCCTGATCTCGGACCGCGAGCATCAGGCGAATTGCTATGACGCCATCACGCAGGCGGCCTACAAGCTGCTTGCCGACTACGAGGAGTTCTGACATGCGCTGCACGCCCGCGCCGATGGAAGCTGCCTTCGAAACCGTCATCGCCCTGCGCCGCGCCATCGCGGCCGGGGAAACCGAGACGGAGATAGAAGCCCGTCTTGAGGCCCTGGACCGTCTCGTGCCGAAGCCGGGTAAGGTGCCGAAGGCCTTCGTGGATTGCATGATCCGAATTCTGGACCAGTGCGAAACCATGCACGCGGCGCGGGGATAACCCCGCGCCTTTTCGCTTTCAGAAGTCCTCGTTGTGGGGCTCGCACCAGACGATGCGGGGCCGCGGGGCGAAGAACGCGGCGGCGTTGCGAGCAAAGCCGGTAGCGCACGCCACGACGACCACGAAGATGGCGTATTCGGTCATTTCAGCGCCTCCAGGTAGCCGATGCAGAATTCGAGAAGCTCCATGCGAAGATCCCCGTACGGATTGTCCCCCGGTTGCGCGCCGGGCCAGAACGAATGCCTGCCCCTCATCGCGTCGGAATACGCGTCGTAGGCGTCCCTGTCGTCTCCAGAGGGGACCGGGTAAAGGCGACCCCCGCTCGATTTCGGCCACTTGCGCATGATCTCGTCCAAGCGCAGGAACTCCTCGCCGCGAGTGATGCCTAGGCTTTGTGCCACATGGCATATGCCACGCATATACCGCCGATCCTCTTGGTTTCTGACCTCTAGGCGCACTCTGCGCAAGGCGAGCAGCAAAACTAGGTCAACGTGGTCCATCGCAGTTCCTCCTCTTCAAACTGCTTCACAATCTCATGGATGCCGTAGGAAGTCAATCAGAAGTGGCGGGACATCCGGGAAAATTCCCCGAGCTTCTTGTCGAACGATACCCCGACCATTGTCGACCGGGCAGAGTAGGCGTGCTTGGCCGCGTAGGCGTCCTTCGGGCACACGGCCCGGAGCTGCTCCCATAGCACGCCTCCGATGTCCTTGGCCTTGAAGTGGTGCAGATGGCCGGTGTATAGATGGCGGAATTGGCCCGAGCCCCCGCGCCACGCGGGGCACAGATCTGCCATGCGCAGGACGAGACGCTCGGGCGTCACGCCGTCGCCATGATGCGCGGCGATCAGGACGTTGCCCCATTCAAAGAAGAAATGCGCGCTAGGGTCCGTCATGATCTCGACCCTTGGGGTATCCCTGTAGCGCTGCTTGAGCGCGAGCGTAACGGCCATGGCGGTATATGGGTCGTGGTTTCCGGTAAGGCCGCGGTAGATTACCCGCTCGTGCGTCTGCGCGGCCCATTCGATGGCCCGCGCCAGTATCTCGATAGAGGCGTCCACCGTCTTGTAGTGGCGCCCGTCAATGTCAAGAGCGTGCTTGCTGGCCGGCGTCCTGGCCTCATCGCTCTCGGCGTGGTTGAAGTCGCCCAAATTCAGGACGAGGGCCGTCCCGGCCGCGGGCATGGAATTCAACAGCCCCGCCACGCCAGACGTAACTCGAGCGCAGGCTTTCTTCAGGTCGTAGTCCTCGCCGGTTTCCTTGCCCCAAGAGTGCATCCCGACATGCGCGTCCGGGATAGGGATGACGTTTAGCACGTCGAAATCCAGGCGGCCGTCTGGCGCTGCGATTGGCGGCGCGGGCTCCAGGCTCTCGAATGCGGTGGCGATCTCGGCGAGCGCATCGCGCTCCTGTTCGGCGGCAAGGTCCCGCTTCCAGAACACGCTGTGCCCGTCTACCTTTGCCCATCCGTGACGTGCCTCCAGCCCGTCCAGATTGGTGGCCTCGAGGGCGGCCTCTACCCCGGGCGAGGTCTCCGCCTCGCGCTTGGCCCGGGCGCCGCGAAGCGCCTGTGAGACTGTGGCGTTGGAGACGCCAAGGCGCTTCGCGATCTGGCGTAGTGATAGCCCCTCGGCGCGCAGCGCCTCACACTCGGCTTGTCTGGGGGACAGCTTCATTCGCCGCGCTCCTTGTCGTGTAGGCGGCGGCAGTGGCCCACCTCGGTCCATATGAAGAACGCCGCCCAGTCGAGAAACCAGACTGCCCACCACAGGCGCAGGCGGTAGGCTCGACCACATAAGGTCTCGCCGGGCCTACCGCGCAGGAGGTGGCGGTTGACCGCGGCGCTTACACGGGCGAGCCGGGTATCCACGTCACCGGGCCCTGCACGCGCGGATCTCGGCCCGCACGGCCGCGTAGTCGCCTGTCAGCCGTATGAGCACCGCGTCCGCCGGCAGGGTGGCAAGCTCGTCCGCCGCCCGCGTCTGCGTCTCTGCGTCGTAGGCATAGAGTGTTGGGCAGACGTCAGAACTTCCCGTCGCGCAGGCGGTCAGTGACACCGCTGCGGCTGCGATCCACAGAGGCATTCGCATCACGCAAATCCTTTCCCTTGTCGGCCTGAGCCTCGGCCGATTTCCGGCCGCTGCGTTCCACGATCGCCCGCCAGACGGCGAGCACGAGGGCGAGGATGAGCCCGCCTATGGTTGCGAGCGTGGTGAGAAGGCTCATCGCCTTACCTCCCCCAGCACGGTGGCGTGCCGTGCTATCGCCTCCACGACGTCGGCGGCGTTCTCCTTGATGATATGCCGCTCCGGGTCCCCCCGCAGCCAGAGAAAGCTTATGCCCCCCTCCAGCTGTTGCATCATTTGGATCTCAGAGACGCGCACGAGACGCGCGGCTTCGCTGCCCGCGAACAGGCAAAAGGTAAGTTCGATGAAATCTGGTTTCACTTCTTCGCCCTCCCGATCACGACATTCTTCGTCGGCCGCATGCGCTCGCGGTAGGCGAGCGCCAGCGTGATGAGCGGGACGAGGGCGAACAGCCGATCCGCCCATACACCCGCGTCCAGGTCGTGGCCGAGCATGTTTGCGATCATGCCGGCGGCCGTGGCGACAGCGAACCAGAAACTGCGCGTCTTCCAGATCTCAATTTCGCCGTTCATTTCTTCCTCTCGAACAGCTTGGCGAGGGCCGTGAGCAGGGCCGACAGGAAGTCGGGTTTGGGCGCCGCAGGCTCCTTCACGGCGGGCTCCGGGTGGTATAGGTTCCAGCATTCCCGCAGTACGGCCTCGGTCCGTTCCGGCGAGATCAGGGCCTTGTTGAGCCCGTCGCCGCTGTAGTAGCTCTGCCCGCGAACCAGATCCCGCTTCGCGCCCTTGGTCGGCGCGAGCACTGGGAAGCTTGCCCACATGCGGGCGATGTGCAGGGCGAAGGTGGCGAGGCCGCTGCCGAGAAAAAACCCCTCCGCCCGGTATGGGTCGATCAGACCCAGTGCGAGAAGATCCTGCATTTTAGGGGAGAACTTCTTGCCGAGGATTTCAGGCCGGGCGATGGCGAGGCCCTTGAGCGTCAGATAGATGAACTGGTAAGCGCCGGCGGCGGTTGACTTCGCCCCCTTCTGCCGGATGCCGTGCTGCCAGGACAGCACTTCCCCCACCGTCATTTCCGTGATGCGCCCCGTGGGGCGCCACGACATCGGAACGCCGTGGTAGAGGACGTCATAGCTTTCCGGGTCATCCCTCCCCGTTTCCGTCTCGCGGATAAGCTCCAGCAGTGGCTGCAACGCCGCGGTCATGCGTGCCTCGTCCATATTCAGGCCTCCTTCTCGGCGTCCAGCGCCATCTGGTGTTCGCGCTCCGTGCGGTGGCAGAGCATTTCGAAGTCGATCTTGGTTCGGATGACCTCGACCTTGTGCCCGCATTCGAGCAGGTGCTTGATCATGTCGCGCTGCCGAGGCGTCACCCGGCCGCGCAGCGTCTTCATTTCGACCCACAGGTTCCACGCCGGGATGAACAGATCTGGCACGCCGGGAACGACGCCTTCTGCCTTGAGCTTGGCCGCCGTCCGCATGTCACGCTTCCCGCCGTTCGGGATGGCGAAGATCTTGTATTTGAACGTGCGCCGAAACCACGTGACGCACAGGCATTGCAGTTCGTGCTCGGACTGTTTCGGTTTCATGTCGACATCTTATCCTGTTTCTGGCCCGCGCGCAAGCGGTCAGTTGAGCCGCCCGGCGCGCGATACTTCGCTCGCCCCCAGGACATCCTCGAATTCACCCGGCATGACTGGAACAAGCCGGACCTCATCTTCTGACATGCCGACCACCTGCCACGCGGAGGCCCCGAGTTCCTTGGCGCAATGCCTCAGAAACACGCGAAACGTAACGTCGTAGAGAGCGCCTGCATGCGCTCGTATGGCGGCGAGGCGAAGGGTTGAAGTGCGTGTCATTCTTCTCCCTCCGGGAACAGGCTCCATTCGCGGGCGGCGTCTACAAAGAGCCCCGCGTCCTGTATGGCCTCATCTGCGACGCAGCCAACTTCTACCGCCTTCATGCCCGCGCTTTCCGCCATACGAGCGATGAAAATTGCCTCCGCCACGCGGAGCTTGCATTTATCGCATTCACTCATCGTCTTCTCCTTCATTCCTCTGATCCTTCCGCGTAATACCTATATCCACTCCCGGCCTCCGCGTCAAGCGGCAGCCCGGCGGCCCAACCCGGGACGCGCTCCATCTCGGCTTTCAACCGGGCGGCGGCCGTCTCAGCGTGGCGGGCCTCGCACTCCTGCACGATCTCATCGTGCGTGTGCGCGACTGTCCAGGCGAGGGATGTGTCGTCCTCGAGCCGAACGAGCTTCTCCCGGAGGATGGACGCGGCGGCCCCCTGCGTGCAGTTCTCGATCATGGCGCCCCGCCATAGCGCCGTGCGGCCATAGGTCGCGTGCGTGTAGACGAGTGTCGGCTCAGGCTGCCCCTCGAAACGCTCTACCGTCTCGATACGCATCGTCGGATAGACGAGCGGCCGGCCGCATGGGAGGAAGACGAGCAGCGAACCCCCGAACAGGCCGCCGTGATAGACGACAGTGCAGCGCCCGGCCGGGAAGAACTTGCCGGGCTCGCCAATGGCGTTGAAGGCCGCGCGCTCGAGGGCCGCCCCGAAAGCTTGCGCCCATGGGTTAGCCTCGCGCCACCGGGCGACTATCTGCTTGCCTTCATGCTCTGGAAACATGGACACGCCATAGTTGCGGGCCATGGCGTTCAGCGCGCCGATGCCGCCGAGGAAGCCAAGCGAGAGCACGGGCACCTTGCCGAGAGACTGGCGGCGCGGATCGTTCTTGTCGGTAACAGGCTCCCCCGCGATATCCGAGGCGCAGGAGAGATATACATCTTCGCCCCGCTCGAACATGCCGAGGAGGCGCAGGATGCTCTCGTCCGCCTGCGGTGTGCAGCCCCAAGCCAGCCAGGGGGCCATGCGCGCCTCGATGGCCGACCAGTCGCACCAGACGAGGCGCTTACTCATCTCTCCCCTGCCCATATTTCGCCCGCCACCCCGATAGCGCCCCCGACCACCATCACGGCTAGCGCCCCCGCCCACTCGCCGCGAACGATCATGGTCGTGGCCAGAGATACCTCGCACAAATCGAACCAGGTATACCGGGGCCTGAATATGCGTTTCATATCAATCTCCCGCCGTGATTGTCGTGCGGAGAAGCTTTGACATCTCCGCCAAGGTGCATGCGGCCTTCTGAGCTTCCGGCACAGAGCCTTTGACCTTGGCGCGAACCAAGTTGTGCGGCTGGAGCCCGCCGGCCGTGTAGCGCCCTGTCTGCTGCGCTCCGCCGAAAACATACATGCCGCGCAGGCGGCCGTCCTTGCTGGCGCGGGCTATGGCCGCTGCATATTTGGCCGTAGCCGCGGCGGCGCCCTCCTCCATGAGGTCCAACATGTCAACGACGTGCGCGATATCTTCTGCCTGCGGGTGCTCGAGCAGGCGCTCCCGCCATTCCCGCCGCGTCGCCCGGTCAAAGCACGGGCGCTCCTCCGTGTAGAAGCCAACGCCATCGGAGCGCCGCTTCTTGAATTGCTTGGTGACGTGTTCGTCTTCGGCCAGCAATCCCGCCCGGCTCAACTCCAGCTCGAACCACTGGCGTGCGGCGGCCGACTGTTTGGGCGTCTGCACCGCGCCGAAGGTCAGGTATTCCAGCTCCGCCGACACTTCGGCCCCGACCTCGGCCACGCGGGAAACCGCTTCCCGGCACCAGTCCAGATCGACACGCACGCCGCGCCGGTTGATGGTCTCGGACACCTCGTATTCCCGCCAAATGCGCTCTGGCAGGGTCGGGAATAGGCGGAGTTGTCGGCGCATTTCCTCGACGTCCATGTCGCCATAGACGAGCATTTCCTCATAGAGCGCCTGGAATGCATCGGTGTCTGGGATGGCCTCGTCCTCATCGCGGATTTTCCACAGCGGGTGGAACGTCTTGTTCGGGAGTTTGGCGCCGCCCGTCGCCTTGGCTACCGCGCCGAGCGCGCCGGGTAGGTTGAGCGCCCGGCACACCACGGCGCTGTCACGGAGCTGGCCGGGGCGCAGGTGGGGGAAGTCGTATCGCTCGGCGCAGGCGTTCCAGATGGTGAAGTCGAAGGCAGCGTTGTGCGCCCAGCCGCGGGCGCCATCCTCGATTGCGTCGAGCAGGTCGGCGAACGCCTCATTGATCTGCTCGTCATCCTGCGGCCCGGGCGCGAACGCGCCCCGCCAGTGCGACACCGGCCCGTCGTCGAAAGCGAAGTGCGCCGACAGAATGCGCAGCGTCGGGTCTTCTGCCATGGCATAGACGCCGACCTTCTTGACGTCCGCCCGGCTGCGCGTCTCCAGGTCCAGGAAGAATTCAGTCATACCACGTCACTACGTAGCTTTTGACCCTGATGTAATCCAGCCCCGCTTTCTTCGCGCTGGCGCGGGCTTTGCTCAGGGTGGAGTGCGAGACGCCGATATGCTCTGCGGCGTCCTTGAGGCAGTGGAAGTCCGTCAATACGTCCAGCACATCGTCATAGACCGTGACTGGCCGCCTGTTCCCGCCGCCGCCGCCGAGCCCGCACGTGGCCAGACGGCCCTCGTTCCGGGCGTTGTGGATCGCGACTACAGAGACGCCGATCGCCTTCGCGGCGGCCGTCATGGACGGGTAGTAGATGCCTCTGATGGTGATAGGTGTGGGCATGCCTTGTCCTTCTTGCGTGGGGAACGGGGGCGTGAGCCCCCGTTCGGACTTCAGTCGATCTGCGCGGCGCGCCGGCGGCGCGGGGCCTCTTCCTTGGGGGCCGTGGCCTCGGCCGCCATGCGGGCGCGGAGCGCCGCTTCCGTGCCGTCTTCCACATCGTCGTCCGCCGGGGGCGCGATGGCCGTCTTGGCCGCGCGGCCCTCCACCGCCGTGCCCGGGGCAGACTTCACGTTGTCAGACCACCCGACGATTTCATAGGTCGGGACGTTCACGCGCCGCCCCCGCTTGGACTGATAGCTGCGCACGCCGAGCGTGATGATCGGGTTGGGATGGCTGTAGCCCTCCTCGGCAATGTGCGCGAGGATGTCCTTGGCCAGCTTTCCGACGAAGTCATGCATCCCCCCGGTCGCCGCCCACCATTCGAACGTGATGCCGTTCTCCTTGCCAGAGAGGCCCGCCATCATGACGCCGACCTGAAACTCGTACGTGTCGTTCTTGGCCCCGATGGCAGGGGGCAGCGTGGTCACGTCGGGCAGGGGCTGCGCGATCTTGCAACGGGTCTCGTGGATGAGCTTTCCCTTGCCGTCATCCCGATCCTCCCAAGCGATCCATCCATGGCCGAGGCTGGACGCCGCGACGATGAATTTGCTGGCGAGGGATACCTCGGTTTTCGCCTTGCCGTAGAGGTAGACGGGGTCGTCCTGCGACAGTTTGAGATACTGCACGCCGCCTTCCTGAAGCGGGGCGGTATTCAGGAAATTCTGGAGCCCCTCGGCCAGTCCGGTCATGCTCAGTTCGTTCGTCATTCTGTTCTCTCTTCTCTCTTCTCTCTCACCGGATCATTCCGGCTCTTCTTCATACCGCCCCGCGACGCCCAGGTCAAGGGCTACTTGCGCCGCCATTGCGATCAGCAGGGCCCTGAATTCTGGTGGGGTCCCGATGCGCGGCGTGCTGTCCTTGCCCCCGCCTTGAAACGCCAGTTCGCCCGCGCGCTTGCAATATTCCAGCCCGTACTTGTCGAGCGCCCATCGCGGAAACTTCGCGGCTGTTTTGCCCCAGCGAAGCTCAGGACGCGAGCCACCGACGCGATAAAGCAGGGTCGGCTTGCGAGCGTAGTGCCCATATTGGCCTTGCTCAACGCAGCACGTCCACCCGATCCCATCTCCGGCTGGATACCACCCACCTTTGCGCGGCGGGACGGACAGCCCGAAATGGGGCCACGCATGGCTTCCCCATGGATGCTCAAGAACGCCGCCCCACGATCTGACCGCAGACAGCGCCGCGGCGAAACACCCGCCGTCGTCGCCTTTGACCTTGCGTTCTCCCGTGCGCTTGATCCATAGCGGTTGCCCAGCCCAGAACTTGCCCCATCTCTGGCACGGCGGATGGGCGACAACCGGGTGCGGCCCTGCATACTGCCGCGCGTCTCTCGCCTCATCCCATGGATCAACGTCCGGCAATCCGTAGTAGCTGCCCCCGGTCTGGACGTATAGCGCCGCGATCGTCATTATAGTCTCCTTATATGGGTGCCCCCGGTCAAGGGCTACTTGCGCCGGCGGCGAATTTCCCTCAGGCGCGCCGCCTCTACCAGGACATGCCCGTCCTGCATCTTCACCTTCACCGTTGCGGGGCAATACAGATGCGGCCATTCTGCCAACGCGCCGTCGGCCGTCTCCGCCGTGCCTCCGAACGTGCGCCAGCGGGCAATGGCGCCCGCCCGATCCGGGCCGCCGAATTCCAGCTTCTCAGCAAGCTCCACGCCGTCCTCCACGTCGTATCGCACGATCACGCCGCCCGCGCCGTCGCCAAAAGCCCCCCACCCCCGCACTTCGACCCATCCCCGGAGCATGGGGCCGTGGGTCAGGCATTCGGCCACGGTCGGCGGAAACCAGTATCGGCACTCCGGGCACTCCTTGCTCTGCGGGGCGCAAAGCTCGTGGCACCTCGGGCATTCCTTCTCAGCTGGGGCATCGCCCGGCACGTAGATGGCGCCGCAGTGCGGGCATTTGTCCAGGTGTGCGGCGTATTCAGTGTCGCAGGTGCGGCAACAGCGGGGCGGCGTCGTCTCTATGTGCGGGTCCTCAGGCATCCCGAGCCGGGAGATGTTGCCTCCGTAGTCCAGGACAAGGCAGTCACGTTTGCCCGGCGCCAGTCGGGTCCCGCGCCCGCACATCTGGACATACAGGTTTGCAGACTTGGTGGCCCGCGCGAGAACCACCGCGTCAATTCCTCGCGCGTCGAAACCTGTCGTGGCCACGGCCACATTGATCAGAGCCGCCACCCGCCCAGCCTTGACATCCGCAACGATCTCGGCGCGTTCGGCATCGCCCGTGGTCCCAAGTAGCAGGCGCGTGCTCAGACCGCGCGCCGCCAGAAGGTCGGACATGGCCTTGGCGTGGCGCTTGCCCGATGCGAACACAATGCGGCATTTCCGCCCGGCGGTCTTGGCCATGATGTCGTCGGCCATGGCCTCGGCGATCTGCATGGCGGCCTCGTCCAGATCGGCCTCGACGTATTCGCCCGCCCGCGTGCGGACGCTCGACAGGTCAATGGCCAGCTCGGTCGGCACCGCGACCAGAGGCGACAGGTAGCCGAGATCGGTCAGCTTGCCCATAGTGACGCGGTATGCCAGCGTGTCCGCCAGCGCGTCCGCGCCCTCGTAGAGCAGGCCATTGTCCATCCGGTATGGCGTGGCCGTCAACAGGACCACCAACTTCGCGCCCAGCGCCTCGAGCACCTTGCGGTATTGCGCGTCCTCGCGCGGCGGAATGCGGTGCGCCTCATCGACAAAAACCACGTCGCGCGGGGGCAACGCCCCCTTGGCCCGTAGGCGGGCCGCGAGCGACTGCATGGACGCCGAAATGATCGGGCTCACAATGTCCTTCGCCTTGAGCTTGGCCGAATACCGGCCGCAGTAGCCCCCGAGATCGACGACAGCCTGCGCGTTCTGCTCTACAAGCTCCGTCACGTGGGCAAGGATGGCGACCCGGTGCCCTGCTTCCTGGAAGTCCATGGCGAGCTGACCCATGATCGGGGACTTGCCGCCCCCGGTCGGGATTTCGATGAGGGGCCGGCGCGAGCCGGCTTCCACCGCATCGTGCAGCGCGTTGAGCGCATCAATCTGGTAGTCTCGGAACTCGAAAGCCACCGTCATCCCCCTTCAATCCGTCCGAGCACGGCCTTGCCCGCCTCGTCAACCATTGGCATTTCCGCCGCCTCCATGAACGCCGCCCAATTCTGGCCCTTGCATACCTTGTGGGTCTTGTCGAGCTGCAGCACCTGTTGGCGAACGAGCCGTTTATAGGCCAGATCCCATCTGGCCACGGCGAGACTACCGCTTTCGCCCGGCTTTGTCCAGCGCTGTAGCATGGCGCTCCGCAGGTCGGCCTCCAGCACGCCTTCCGGGGCATCCCGCACCGCTCTGGCGATCTCGCCTGCGTCCCCGCCGATGTCGTTGCGCCACGCCTCGGCCATGGCCTCGCGCTCCTCGGCGTGCCGCAGGGTGGATACCTTGTCCTCTCCTAGCATGTGCGACTTGAACAGGAAGTGCAGTTCCTCGCCGGCTTCGCCCTCCTTCTGCTTGGTTGTAATAAGCTTTACAACCCCTTCGCCCTCGTTCTTGATCTGAAATTCGCTGTCCGTCGCCGCCCGGAGCGCGCCAGATCCGCGCGGCCGGTTCGGCGCCCCCTCGCCCGTGTGGTGCAGGACGAGGCAGGTGGCGTTAAATTCCGTCTGGAAAGTCCTCAGCGCGTTGACAAAGGCGTTCATGTCCTTCGTCGCGTTCTCGTCCCCATCCCCGAAACAGCGGGCCAGAGTATCAAACACGATCAGCGCAGGTGGCTTCCCATGCAGGGCCAAGGCAAGCTCATAGGTCTCTACTACCAAGGCGCGCCAATCCCCTTCATCCAGCATGCGCACGGCCGGGATGCAGAAGAACGGGACCGCTGGCAGGTCAGGCGCCCATGGCGCCGGCCTGGACAGATCGACCCCCCGTTCCATGGCCCAGGCCGTGGCCCGGCGCAGAATGCCGTTGTGCCCCTCGCCCGCCAGATAGATGACCGGGCCTGGCTTCACCTGCTTGCCTGCGTATTCGGTTCCAGTCGCCACGGACAGCGCCATGTCGAGGGCCGCGTAGGTCTTTCCAACGAACGACGGGCCATACATCATGGAGAGCGAGCCCCGCTCGAACATGCCGTCGATCAGCCAGTCCATCGGTTTCGGTTCGGTCAGCCCGATGAACCGAAACCTGTCCGGCAGAGGCGGCGCCTCCGGGGCCGTCTCGGGATGAGGCGCGCTCCCGTGCTCCGTAGCTTCGCCCAGCGCCGCCCCAAGCCTCGCGATCCGGGCTATCTGATAGGCGGCGTCGGTCTTTCCTTGCAGCGCCTCCCAGCCAACCGAGGTATATGGGCTTCCTTCGACCTGGTCGCAGGTGCGCTCTGTGGCGACGGCGTCATACCCGCCCGGCCACTGGCGGGACCATTCGTGGAAGAGTTCGCGCCATTCCACATTCCCGCCGCAGGCGGCATGGAGCATCCCGCCCGTCGCCTTCCAGGTGGCGAAGTCCACCTCGGCGCCGTTCTGGATGTGCTCAAGCGCGTCCCGGACGTCATCGATGGAGGGCGCCATGAGTTCTTCTGGTGGCGGAGCCCGACGCGCCGCCACCAGAACGCGCTCGCCCAGCCATTGCGGCAGAGGGGCGATATCTGAGCCGCTTGCCACTTCATAGTGGCGGCCGCCAACAACCGAGGGAGGCGCCAGCACATACCCGCCGCGGCCACGGGTGTCGATGCCCGGGCCGAGGGCGCTTTCCGAGGTGGAACGCCCTTCGCCATCGAAGTAGAGGTGGCGGCCCCCGCTCGGGGTGCGAACCTCGTAGGTCTGGGGCGTGCCGGGAAGCGTGGCCCATGTCTCGCTCCCGGTCTTTCCGTTCTTGTCGTCCAGATCGACGACTAGCAGCCCGGAGAGGCCGGTCGCGATCCCGATGTTGTAATCGGGGTTCTTCTCCCACCACTCGCGGATGGTGTCGGGGTTAGTGGTGCTAAGCGTGAAGCCGCCCTTCACGGCAGGCGTCTTCCCGTTCGGCACGCAGGGGAAGACATGGAAGCCCGCGGCAGCATGGGCGAGGGCCGCGTCAAGGAGCGATGTCATGATCAGAGCGACCTACGGCATCCACGGGCGCCAGTCTGGGGCTCCATAAAGGAAAATTCCGGCAGGCCGTCACGGGCCCTCGCCTTGAGCAGGTCGCGCGTCGAGGGGCTGTCATCCAGCCCGGCGAGACGGATCACATCCCCGCCGTCCTTCGAATAGATCCAAGTGTCAAAGTCCCTGCGGCCGATCTCGAGGAGCCGCTTGCGCTTCCACGCAGCCGGCGGGCGTTTGCTGGTAGAATGGCGCCACGGGTTATGCGCATGGCGGATGGCCTCCACCAGGACGGCAATCCATAGCGCGCGGCAACTATCGACCGTGACGTGCTCCATCACGCTTCTCTCCATCCGTCCGGCTGCGTGGACGGCTTGCCCTCGGAGTTGCGCCCCCAGCACACACCATCGCACCAGTCAGCGGGGGGCTCAACATCATCAGCGATGGCCCACGTCTCGAAGTCACCGCCGTCCCAAACCCATTGGATCAGGAACACCCCCTCGCCGGGGATACGGGCGAGGATGGCGCATCCATCCCGCGGCGCGGTTTCCATCGGCCGCCATTCATCGGTCATGCCACGCCCTCCTTATTGTTGGCGCGATAATTCGCCCACGCCATGCGTCGGGCCATGAAGCGGTCGCAGCACGCCGGACCCTCCACCTCTCCGCGTTCCCAGCAATACATCTCATCGCTTTCGCGCCAGACCACCCGATACCCGGGCGGTAGTGTCTGGTTTTTGGAAAAACGGATCACGTCAATACGCATAGCTCTGGACCTCCGGCGTCACGCGCACGCAGCTACGGTCGACGGTCGCCCACCCCTCAGCCTCTTCCGCGCAACAGTCGCATCCATAGTATATCATGGCTACATCCCCTGTATCTTCGCCAGCGCCTCGAGCCCGGCGCCGTTCACACGGACGGCTGGGGCCTTGTCGCTCTCCGGCGCCACCTTGAGCGCGCCCGGTGTCGTCTCAGCGAGGCCGTCGCGCAGCGGGCGCCGTTTACCGAGCCGCTTTTCGGCCTGCGCCGGGCTCACGACCTTGCGCTCCTGCCACGGGTTTACCTGATTTCCATTCAGGAAGTCAACTGCATCCTGCTCGTCCACCCACTTCCGGGCGCCCCGTCCGCGCACCAGCTTGTATCCGGGCACGTCGATGCCTCGGCCGAGCAGGTCGAGGGCCAGCTCCTCGGCGGCTGCGATGATGTCGCGGGCGTCCTGCGCCGCGTCCAGGATGGCGGGCAATGTGTCGGCAGCCGCCATGCGCTTGCGCAGCGTCTCCAGCGCCGCGGTCTTGATCGGGCAGATGACGCGGGCCGGGCACCACCGGCAGTGGTCGCCTGAGGACATCTCGTCGCGCCGGCTGTAGACCGCCCGATGCAGGGCCGTTTCGAACAGGTCGAGTTCGGCATCGGTATATACAGCCGTGTGGTCGTAGCCGAGCCGGGGCTGGACGAATGTGGCCTGATAGTAGCCATCGCCATTCCGGCCATGCTCCGCCCTCTGGGAGCACAGCAGGAACATGGCCTGAGGGTTCCCCTCGGCCGAGACAGGCACGCCGGCGCCGAATTTCCAGTCCACGATCCCGCGCAGCGTCCCGTCATCGTGCAGCGTCACCACGTCCGCCGTTCCGAAGGCGCCGTCTATCCCGGGGAAGGCGCCCCGCCGCTCGACGAAGAATTTCTCCGGGTCCAGCCGGTCGATCGCGTCCAGGCAGGGCACGATGCATTCTTCGACCAGATCCTTCGTGATCATCATGCCATAGAATTCGGAGCCTACCAGCTCGTGCGCGAACATCCCGTGAAGCAGGGCGTGCTCCACGGCCATGTGCAGGGCGGACCCCTCGGCGGCATAGGGGCTTTCAGGCGCCGGCGGGCACATCGCCGCCAGATCAATGGATCGGGGGCAAGCCAGCACGCGCTTCGCTGTGCTGGAGCCTACCACGCTGGAGTGCGCTGCTACCGCAGTGGCGGCAAGTTCAGTCATCGCCCAGCAACTCCTTCTTGAATTCGTCCAGCGCGTCAACAAGGCACTCGATTTCGCGCCTGTGCAGGCGCTTGCGCAGGAAATGCCCGTCCAGATGCCCCTTTATGGGGTCATTCAGCGCGAAGCGCCAGAACGACAGTAAAAATTCGGGGTCCGAATTAATCTCGTCGTGGATGTCCTGTGGGTCCAGTTCGACGGTAAGCTTGGCCATGTCAATTCTCCTTCTCTTCAGACTTCACTAGCACAGGCAGGGCGCGTTCGTCAACAAGCCTTTCGGCCGCCATGGCGCTGTCGGCCCGGCCGAGGTAGAAGATGAAATCGGCGAGGTATTCGCGGCCCCACATAGAAAACGGGCCTGTGTTTCTGGCGTCATAGTAGTCCGCCATTTCCCGCAAAGTCTTTCCTGCGAAGCCTGCTTCCACGTGATCAGCCCATCGGTCCAGGTCGCAGTGGGAGATGAAACGCCCAAAAAGTTCCGACCACACTTCCGTGCTGGTGTTCCCGGGGGCGTCCCAATCCAGGCCCAGGCGATCCATGTCAAGCCCGGACTTGACCCAGCGGTTCAACATATCCCGCTGGTGGCCCCCATCGTCCTCGGCCGGTTCGATGGCCGGTTTTCCGACCGGCACCAGAGTGTAGCCGGAAGCATCGTCGCCCTCGATTGCGAAACCATGAGCCGCGGCGTGGTCGCGGGCGTGCGAGAGCGCCCTTCCAACCGCCGCCGCGCTCTGTTGCGCATGGGCGGGTTGGCCTTTTCCCTTGGAATATGCGATCCCGCGGGCCTTGTTCAGCTCCTCGCGCGTAATGCCCGGGCGGCGCTTGATCTCGGAAAGTAGCCAATGCGAGACCGCCTTTCCCTCGCACGCGCGCAGCATTGTTTCTATGGTCCCGTCCGGTTCGATGGTCGCTTGCTTCCGGGGCGCTTGGGCGCGGTCCTGGGCGGACCCGAACAGCGCTTGCACCGTGGCTCGCAGGGCCTCGCCTTGCGCGAGCAGAGCGTGGATCAGCATCTTCTCTTCGTCGGTCATTTCGTTCTCCGCAGGTTGGTGAGGTGCCGCAGGGCTTCCATGTAGCGCCGCCGGTCCGCCCGGGCGCCCTCCTCGCCCCTCCGGGCGAGGTGCGGCATGTTCTGTTCGCGGCAACGCTCGTTCGCCTCATCATATGCTGCGACGCGGCGCGCAAGGGTGGCAAGTTCGGCCTCCCAGAACGCAATCCGGGCCTCGAGCGTGAGACGTGGTCCGTCGACAGGGAGGGTCATGCCGCGTCCTCCAGACGCCCGGCCAGCCGCACCAGATCCGACACGTCCCGCCCTATCGCCATCTTCAGCATGGCATCCCGCTGGGCCGCCCACATCGGGAAATCCCGCGCCGGCCCGGCCGCGGCCTTATGGTGGAATTCGAGCGCGGCGAGCAGTGCGCCGGCCTGTTTCTCGTCCATTTGTTAACCTCCATTCAGCGCCCGGCAAGAGCGCCCGGCGTCCGAACTAACTACCATCACACTACCAACCTGTCAACATTTTTCGGTGGTAGTTTCTTTGGTAGGTAACGCCCGCCCCCGCATTGCATGTTTTCAACGGCTTAGCCGCGGGCGGGGGGCATACAACTACCTACCCAACTACCTACCCGTCCCCTTAGATTAAGAGAGCTAAAGCTCTCTAAGCCTCCTAAGAGGCTTAGAAGAGCATAGCTCTTAGCGCTTACGCTTAGCCGCGGGGCGGCGCTAGGGCGCCTACCGCGGCACGCGAAGCGGGCTTAATCGAGGCGGCGCTCACGCGCCGCGGATGGGGGACCAAACCCCGCGGTGCGAAATTTCCTGTTGACCGCCGATGCGCGATGCGGTATGAATGGGCCAGCAGAAGGAGAGACTGACATGGACTGGAACAAATTCACCTACGAAGACTTCTTGGCGGACCTTGCGGAGTTCAAGCGCGGCACTCCGGAAGGCGTCAAGGCCGACGCCGGGAAGCCCCGTCCGTCCCTGCTGTTCGCATCCATGCCCGATGCGGTGCGGGCTGTGATCGACGTGCTCGAGCACGGGGCGCGGAAGTATGCGCCGGATAACTGGCGGCACGTTCCCGAGGCCCGTGCCCGATACCTGGACGCCGCCTTGCGGCACATGCTGGCCCATGCGGCCGGGACGCCAGACGATGAAGACAGCGGGCTCCCGCACCTCGCCCATGCGATCTGCTCCCTGCTGTTCGTTTTGCAGTTGACAGCCGAAAGGGAATAGACTAGAGTTCGAGCATGCCATGACATGCTCCGCCTGTCATAGCCCGGGGGTTTCCCTCCTTCCCCTCGGGTAAACTGGCCCTCCTGCCTGCTCTCCATTGTCACCAGGAAGGAGGGCCAACTTTTTTCAAACTGGCCCTTCCGCAGCGGGCGAACATGTGTCATAGGTGGGGCATGACACAGGATTTTGGCATGACAAAGGCAGGACAACCCAGGAAGCGCCCGGCGCGGCCCTACGAGGGACGGCCGACGAATTATCGCCCCGAGCTTTGCGACAAGGTTATCGAAGGCGTGGACAAGTGGGGCCTGATCAGCCTCCGGGCCATTGCGGCGTACATCGAAATCCCGTCAAGCAAGCTGCGGGAATACTCTGCAGCGCACCCCGAGTTCCGAGCCGCGCTTGATTACGCGAGGGACCGTAGCGTCATGTTCTGGGAGACGAAAGGTCGTGATCCGTCATCGGGTTACAGTCCGCCGGTTGCGCTCCATGCCCTGCGGAATTCGGACCCGGAGGCGCATGACGAGTTCCTGCGGCGCGGCAAGGCGGGCGTCGTCTCGGCTCCGGTCGTTCACGTGCACACCTCACCGGCACCTGCCCCGAAGGTCGAGACCGATGGCAAGTGAGCTGGCCCACCTCGACCCCATGCTCGAATGGTTCGACCCGGAAGGCCCTTTCCGCAAGCGATTTGTGGACCTGGTGCGGGATGTCTGCCGCCGGTGCCCGCGCGGCCCGGAGCGCAATGCGGCGCTGGGCGCGATCATCGAGGCCGCCGAGACGGCGGAAATTCTGACAATTCTCGCGGAGACGAAAGTCAATGGCTGACCTGTTCAACGCCTTCGGGCCCGACATTAACGCGCCTGCCGGCTATGCGGCGGTCGTGACCCCGGGCGCCACGGCGCTCGACTTCGTGACGCGCGCGATCTACGTCGGCGCGGCGGGTGACGTGGAAGTGACCATGCTCGGCGGCGGGGATCTTGTATTCACGTCTGTCCCGGCCGGCACTCTCCTGCCGATCCGCGCGACGCATGTGCTCTCGGGCTCGACGACGGCCGCTGTCGTCATCGCGCTGTGGTGATGCCGTGATCGACATTGGCGTATCCCTCAACGCCGCTGCGTTCCGCTATCGGAGCGGAGGCGGTGGGGCATCGCCGGCCCCGACCCTGGTCGATTTCGTCTATGCCCGCGTGACCTCGACCGTGTTCCTGCCCGCGGCCCAGACGGTCAACGACCAGCTAATCGTGCTCGCGCTCTACGAGTTCGACGACGTGGACGGGACGAGCGTTATCGACCTGCCCTCCGGCTGGACAAACGCCGGGACTATGGTGTCAGGCTCGGGCTCTGCTCGGCTGTGTTGGAGGATCTGGCACACTGGCGACCCAACCACGGTCAGTATCACGGGCATTGGCGCCACCGCGTCCTACACCTGTTGCGCGTTCTCCGGGGCGCACGAGACCACGCCGTTGTCGAATATCGTGGCGACGTTCAGTGAGGGGCCGGGCATCACGATCCCCGCCATCGCCGTGGACGGCAACGGGCTGGCCATGTGCAGCGCCTACGTCCGGCAGAACACCTCGACGATTGTGCACCCGTTGCTGACCGTGCATCACACCGAGTATTCCGGCACGGGCTACCAGCGCCCATCGCTTGCCATCTCAGACACGCCGGGAGCGAGCTACGCCGCGCAGCCCGTTCTGGCCGGCATCAGCCTCAGCGGCGGCTACATCTTCACGGCGTGCGTGAACCCGACATGAACCAGAAACCCATCGCTATCGCCCTAATTCGGGACGCCAATGGGCGCCCGGTATTCGACAACCCCGGCAAGCTCCCTGAAGACGTGAAGGCGGCCTATGCGCGCCTCATGACGCCGGAAGAGATCCAGGAGTTTTTCGGATGATCCTCACGACTGCAGCGCGAAACGCCATGACCGACGCATTCGTCGACCTGATCGACGCGGGCGCCGGCGCCGGAACGCTGGTGTTCGAGACCAGTGGCGACGTTGAGGTCGCGACGCTGACCTTCTCGGACCCGGCATTCGGATCGGCCGCATCTGGCGTTGCCACCGCGTCCGCCATTACCTCGGACACGTCGGCAACCGGCGGGACCGTCGCCCAGGCGAGCATCTACGACAGTAACGCAACCAAGGTCGTGGAGCTGTCGGTGGGAACCTCGGGCACCGACATCGTCATCTCGTCTACCACTATCGGTGCGGGCGCTACCGTGTCCTGTTCGTCCCTGACCTTCACCATGCCCGCGAGCTGACCCATGGCGATGCAGCTTGGCTTGCAGATGTCGCTCCCCGGGCTTCACCGGCGGGTGGGTGGCGGCGGAGGCGGCTCTGGTTCGATCGGCGCCACTGGCGCACTCGTGCTCCCGGCGTTGACTGCGCTCGGGGCCGTCACGCCTTCCGTGGCTTCGACGGGAGCGGTAATCCTCCCATCCCTGACGGGCGCCGGGACCATGGCGCTGTCGGTATCCGCCTCGGGCGCGATCACGCTGCCGCTCGGCACGTTCGTCGGCGTGGCGTCCGCGGCCGGGTCTGACCCGGCAACCCTCACGAGCTACTCCTACACCACAGGCGCACTGCCGACGGCCATAACCCCGGCGGCGGGCTCGACCTTGATCTGGGGCCGGATGCGGACATACGCGGCGGACGAGACAACCACGTCGCCCTATACCGACCTGTCGCCTCCCCTCGGGGCGACGTTCTCCATGTCGATGTGCTATGTCGTGGCGGACGGGACGACGGAATATTCCTGCCCGTATGCGGTCAACGCGACGCGAGACTACTTCCGCATCGTCGTGGCGGCGAACGACAGCACCTTCTCGCCGGCGGATTTCATCGCCTACTACACCGACAGCGCGACGGACGCGCACTTCGGTGCATCTGCGGCGGACGCGGACCTGACCGTTGCCGTCGTCGGCCTGCGTGAGCC